CGGGGCGCTGCGCTGCCACACCCGGTATTCTTCAAGTGCCGCTTCAACTTTTTTCGTCACGCTGGCGGCCAGCGGGCCGTTGTCGCGGTGCAGCCACCAGCCGCCGGAGACGGCGTACTCGACGGGCTCAGGCGCGGCCACGACGACCGTGTCCGTGAGCGGGCGCACGCCGTCGGCGCTCAGGCGTTCCCGCACCAGCTCCAGCACGCTTTCCGGGGGCAGTTCGCCGCCGTCCATGACCGGGCGCACGTCCACGGTGCCGGGCACGGGCGCGTATACGGCAACGTCGGCGATGCCCTGATGGGCGGACAGGGCGTGGTAGCGGTAGGAGCCGGAAGGCCCGGCCACGGAAAAGCGTTCCGGGGCGAGCCGGATGCGGGCGCGGTAACTGGCGTCGTCCTCGACGTCGGCCCCGAGGCGGGTGGTTTCGGTGTTGCGGACGGCGTCCACATAGGCCAGCGGGTCGACCAGCCTGTTGATCTGGCCGGGGACCAGCCCGTTGGCGTGCGCCCCGGCCCGCAGGCAGGTTGCCGCCACGTCGACGGAACGTTCCCCGGCGGGGATGGTTGCCGTCTCGTCCGTGGCGAAGGTCAGCCCCGTGTCGCCGTCCCCGGCGTTGGCCCGGGTGCCCTGCGGGATGAGCACGGGCCAGCCCAGCGTTTCCGCCGTGCTGAACCGCAGCACGGTGCGGGACGGGCTGGCGGGCAGCCGGGCCGTGTCCACCAGCGCGCCGATGAGGTCCTGATGCGGCCCCCGGGCGTGGGCCAGATACTGCTGGTTCCCGGTTTCGTTGATGAAGGCCGCCAGCAGGCTGATGATGTAGGCGTTGGACTGGAGGAACAGCCGCACCGGGTCGCCGGGATAGACGGTCTGGCCCGAGGCTTCCTCGTAGGCGGTGATGACCATCTCCTCGATGCCGGAGGGCGTCAGTTCCGAAAAATCCACGGCGGTGAAGTCGTCAAGCAGGCTCACAATGTCACCCCTTCCCTGAGCTTGAAGGTCACGACGGGCCGGAGCTGCCCGTCGAGGGTTTCAGCCCGCAAAAGCCGGATGCTCACCACCTCGGCGCGGGGTTCCTTTTCTTCGATGGCGTCCGTCAGTTCCGCGATCCGGAGCGCGGCCATCACCGGGGCCGGGGCGTCGATAGCGCCGCCGTGCGAGGCGAAACGCCGGTCCAGCGGGACGGAATAGGCGAACGTGGTCAGGATCATCCGGATGTTCTGGACAACGGCGTCCAGCCCCGTGGCCCCGATGACGAGCGGGGCCGCCTCGCGCATGTCGACGACGGGCATCAGTGGTACTCCTTCAGGGCCAGCGTCAGGCCGATGGTGTGGACGCCGCCGGGACCGCTGTTGCGCCAGTCCTGCGTCACGCTTTCGATGATGACCTTGCCCCAGTTGAGCCCCCCGAGGATGAGCCGGTTGACCTCGCCGCGCTTGCACATGGCCCCGAGGCTGTCTGCTTCCCGCATGGGATTGACGCCGAGGGCGGCGCTGAGGGTCATGGAAATGGAGAAGGTCCCCAGCTCCGGGGCGATGAATTCGACGCAGGGGAGCGCGCCCTGCACCTGATGCTCCTCGATGCGGGCCTTGCGTTCCCGGGTGACCTGCGACGGGGTGAACACCCGCGTGTCGGACACTTCAAAGACGACGTTGCCGAGGGTGCCTACGCGCATAAAGCCTCCGGGAAGGATACAGGATGCAAGCGGAGGCCCCCGGCGCGGAAGGCGTGGGAGGAGGAAGCCTTATTGGAGAGGCAGAGTTGAGAGGGAGAAAGGGCGTCAGGAAAAAGTGGACTAGAGAGTGTTAGGGTCTGATGCCGTCTCCGGGCATATGAAATGGATGGACAAGCAGGTATGCGTACATGGTGCCCAATGCGCTGATTGCACAGCCGAAGAGCAACGTCAGACACCAGGAGGGAAGATCGCCCCGCTGGAGCCACTGGCGGCAGACTCTGATGAACAGGGCGTGGAAAACAAGCCAGACCAGAACAGTCGTCGGTGTGGCGAACCATGCTGAGGCATATAATTTTGCCAATTTGAGCGGTGCATCCAAGGAGAAGAATTGCGAGGGCGCACCGAAGAGCATCATACAGGGATAGCTGAGTATCACGCAGGCTATGACAAAGGTTAGAAAACGGCGCCGCCGGATTTGATGGTATCGCTCTTTGGTGTTCATGGCTTTTCAGGAGAAAATTTATTGTCTCCAAGCGGAAATGGCGCAGATAATCATGCCGGGATAACCGAGCATTCCTAAAACGGTAACTATCAAAGATAGAAAAGAATATTTGTTTGGTTTTTTGAGCCAGAAGATGCAGGCCACGATACTGAGTGCGAGTGCCGTAATGGCATAGGCAGGAAAGAATGAAAAAATATGTATTACATTCTCCCAGCCTGAAAGGGAATAGAATACATCTATAGATGTATTTGGAAGAAGCAAATATTCCATAGGATTCATTAAGAAAACAACGAATAATACGATAATACGAAGTGTTATATTCATGGTTTGAATACATAACGCTGTTCCTGAAACGGTGCAACAGGGTGTTGTTGGGATAATACGAGAAAATCATTACCTAACCCCAAAGATTTTCTAAAGATATGGAAGTCGCTATTGCTGAGAGAAAAATCTCCGGCGAGTGGGTTAAAATGATATATTTTTTTCTTGCAGCTCCAGAAGCCCAACCATGCATCCCCTTCAAAATTAAATTTGTCATGGGCGAATATGCTCAATCCGGTTACGGTAATTGTGTATGTGCCATCTCCGTTTGGACACACTCGACCTTTGGCTAGAGCTCGTAGGGTGAAGCCGGCAAGTGCCGCCATCATGCCGTCCACAGGCCACACTTTCCCCGGAACGGATAAACCTGTGTGGTAAACTGTTTCCCAACGAGTCCAAGGTTCCTGTGTGTAGTCGAAGGGGATGCACTGGTCGGATAATTTTTCGTCGCGTGCCAGAATTTCGCTAAGTTTTTTCCATGCCTTTTCGTTGAAGCTGTATTCCATTCGTAGTGTGTCATAGGTTTGTGCGGCTCGTGGATACTGCATGACCCAGTCCCAGTCGATGCGGAACGGAACGGGGTTGGCATCGGGGTTTTCATTGGCTCTGCCGCTGAACCATTTGCGGAACATGTCACGTAGGTACAGCCAACCCTGCTTATTGGGTGCGCTCTTTTGGCGTCCCGCTTCGGCTTCTGCGATGTCCGGCAGACAGAGGAGGAGTTCTTCCATAGGACTAAGCTGCTCAGGCAGGCTCTCCCGCACGACATCGAACAGGGCTTCCCAGAAGCCGCTTTCGTTATCGTCGGTTGTGCCGGAACTGCCCCCGCCCTCGGGCTTTCCGCTGGTGTCCGGGCCGCTCTCCACGCCCTCGTGCTGGTGCCCGCGCAGGGAAACGTCCCCGGCGCTCACGTCGCCGCCCGGCACGGACAGGGAGCCGTTGCAGATGGTCTGGTTGCCGCACAGGATGCTTGAGGCCGCCCCGCCCGCGTAGCCTTGCTGGGAGAGGTTGCCTTCCAGCCGGATATGGGGGGCGCGCAGGGTGATGCCGGTCTTGGATTCGGTGACGATGGCTTTTTTGGCCGTGGCCGTGATGCCTCCTTCGGTTTCGATGTCCGCGTCGCCCATGACTTTGGCGGTCAGCTTGTGGCCCTTGCGGTCGTACCAGAGTTCCGTGCCGTCCTCGTAGCGGACGTAGTCGACCTGCGCCTCTTGGTTGGGGGAAGGCGTCTTCGCCGTGTAATGCGCGCCGAGGATGACGCCCTGTTCCAGCCCTTGCCCGGAGAACAGGCAGGCCACGGGTTCCCCGATGTCGGGCAGGGCCTGCGCCTTGTCCTTCAGCGTGCGGCGCCCAAGGACGCGCAGGGGCATGGTCACCATGCCGTCCCCGTCCGGGAGCTGGACGCGGGCCGTCCCCGTCGCCGTATCCACCCCGGTCACGGTGCCGAAACGCAGGGATGCGCCCCGGTTGCTTTCCAGCGACGCGATCCGCCGTTCCTGTTGCGCGTAGTCGAATCCGCTCATGTTGCCCTCAATAGTCCAGCGTCCGGCGCAGTTCCACGCCGGTCGTGTATTTGCCTTCGATTCTGTGGGTTGCCGTGGTGACGAAATACTTGCCGTCGAATTTACCGAAACCGTCCAGCGTCAGCGTGCACCCGGCCACCACGCCGGGGTGCCCCATGATGTCGAGCGAGCCGGTGTTTTCGGCTTCGTTTTTGTTCCGCAAGGCGCTTTGGGCGAAGGTTTCCGCTTCGGCCTTCGACTCGACCTTCTGGTTGATGAGCGTTATTTTTTCCCGTTGCCCGTCAGCGCCGGGCTCGCCGAAGGAATAGGAGTGCATTTCCCCTGATTCCGGGTCCATGTATTGGACGTCGCAGCCGCTGTAGGCCGTCCCTTCCGATTTTTCCTTGAACGACCACCGTGACGGCGAAAACTGCCCTCCGGTTCTGGAGATGGCGACGGCGGCGGCCCGGGCGTCGCCGCGTTTCGCGGCCTCGCAGACGAGCCTGCCGTCATGGACCTTGACGTTCACCCCCCGGGCGGAGGCCAGCCGCTGCAGGAAGGGCAGGTCAGATTCCTCGCGCTGGTCCTGCCGGTTGAACGGAAAGGCGTCGGCATTGTAGAGCAGTTCAAGCCCGTTGCGCTGGGCGATTTC